TTTCACCGTTGTTATAAATCCTTACTACCTTGCCTATATGCCTTGTGCCTTCATATTCTATTTCTACAAGCTCATGTTCCTCAAAGTCTATGACATTATGAACAAAAGTTGATGGCTTAATATTGCTTTTCTTCTCATCAATATCTGTTTCTGCACTTAAGATATGCAAGCCTATATTTTCTTTAGAAATCTCAATTCTATATACTTCATCCTCATGATATTTGGGTTTTTGTAAGTATTCTAAGATCCATCCTTTAGGATTTATAACAATTGTTTTATCTTGCTTTTGAATTATTATATTAGCATCACCTTTACGTTTAATGTATTCTGTAATGTGCATGTCCTTAAGTTTTTTAAGCTGAATATCATTCAAATTTCTATCTTGATTTACAAATAAAATTTCATCAGCTGGAAGCAGCTCTACATCTTTTTTTAACTCCAGTTCTTTTTCTCCATCACTGTTGAAGTATAATGTCTTTTCTTCAAGCTCTACAAGCAATGCTCCATATATTCTTTTAACTATTCTTGCTGCATTAGGTTTATATAGATTAATAATTTCTGCAAATTTATCTTTATGACTTTTGACTATTGGTGCATACTCTTTCTTAGGCTCTTTAACTTCATTGAGCGCTAAATCAAATATGCTTATTTGACCATCCAAAACTTCATCCATTTTATTTTTAATCATCGTTATCCCACCCAAGCAGCTTCTTTTCTAAATTGTCATAGTCATAGTTTCTTGGCTCGAAATTATTAAATCTGAGTGGCTGCACCTCTTTATTCTTAGCTGTCTTAACTTGATTTTCCTTATCTACGTAATTGCCTTCTAATATCTTAATAAAATTATTTGGCTTTACTAACCAATCAAAGGTTACTGTCCAGTTCTTATTATTTTGACCTTTTAAGAAACTGCTGCATTTTATATTTTCTATAGCTTGAAGTATTTTATCTTGTCCATATTCTTTAATCCTTGCTTGAAGTAATTTATATCTGTTAGTGCCTTTATTTATGGATATGAGCTTTTGAAGTCCAAGTTCATTCCACTTATCTATTATGGGTTGCACTTTAGTGCTACTAACTATATCTTTAGATATAGTATTTATATTATTAATTGTATTATTAAGTATTGTATTATTATCTTCACAGTTTTCCGAATACCCTCTGTCGATATCTCGAGTACCTCTATCGATATTTCGAACACCGCAGTCGATATTCCGAGTACCCCCTATCGATATTTCGAGTAGCTTAATTATTCTACTTTCTATTGCTTTTGTACCAGCTTTGTATTTATAAGAAACACTTAAAAATCCTTTTTTCTCTAAGGATTTTATTATTTCACTACACCTGTTTTTAGATAAGCCAAAAAACTCTGCAAAATAGTCATTAGACGCAAAACATCCCTTTTCATTATCTAAGCTATCTATTTCAACTAAAAATAATTTTTCATTCATAGTTAAGTGAGTATTCAGCCAAATTTCTTTTGGTATCCATATGCCTTTAAAATCTCTTTCCACAGTCTCGCCTCACTTTCATTATTTATAATTTCTATTAACTAAAAAACTCAGCTGCATCTACTAAAAGCAACACAGCATCTTTTACATATCTCAATAAATTCTTCAGGTGTAGTCTTTTTATTAAAACTTGTCCTATTAAACCTTATGTCTTCTCTTGTCATAGCAAAAATAATATTGAAATCTTCTTTGCTAACTTTTGATTTTAAATCATTTAAGAATTCTAAAACCATTTACTTTTCCTCCATTTCAATTTATAATGGAGATACGGATCGCCATCCGTATCTCAAACACTTGTGAACCTTTATACAAGGTTCTTTTTTTATTTATAAAGTTCATCTTCTTTCATGTTTTTATGTTCATAAAAATCAATACATTTTTTTGTATTTACATCAGTAAATTCAACATATAAATCTCCACATTGATTAAAACAAACTTCCCCAGCAGTTACTGTATAGATATCATTAAGCAAATCATTTTCAACTGTAATAACTCCATCCTTTATTTGCTTCCACATACGTCTTTTTCTTTCTGGAGCATACATTATTGTGTATTCACATTCTTCAGAATCACTTTTAATAACGTCATAGCCTATTTTCCATAAGATTTCTATTATATTCATCTTCTGAATTTCTCCTTTAATATGTTTAAAATAAGTTAATTTGCTTTTAATATCTTTAGAGCATTATTTAAAACCTGAAGTCTTAGCTCTGGAGGACACATTTTCATAACAGCAGCAACTTGTAACTCTGCCATAAGCTCATCAAAGCCTTTTTTATCTTCTAATCCTATAATGGTTACCTTTAATTCATCGCCTTTCATATCCATTCCCCCGTAAATATAAATCATTTCATAATATGTTTTCTTATCACAATGTGTTACCTAGCAAACTTTATAGTTATAATTGCACATACCATTTCATCAAGTGTTTTCATTATCATTTGCCAATCTTCTTTTTCATCTTCATCAACTTGACCATCACGTGAAATCTTGATCATTAATTTCTTAATGCTCTCTAGATCTTCAAGCTCATCTAAAAATGTTAATACTGCTTCAGCTAAATGTTTAACTTCTATCTTTGGAAAAAGTTCTTTTCCTATCAAAGTATTTTGATAATGCTGCAAAATTAAATATGGACGATTATATATCTTAGCCATATCAATTACTATGTTTTCTGGTGGTGTTCTCTTCCCTCCTTCATATGCTCTTAAACTATCAACAGATATATCTAGTAGTTCTGATGATTTTTCTTGAGTTAAGCTTGTACATTCTCTCGCTATTTGGTAAATATTTCTGTAGTATTGTTCCATTTCTTTCCTCTCTTCCTTGTATTAAAATCAACTTATGTTATACACATTTTGTGTCTAAATTAAGCATAGTAATAAGCTCATCAAGGCTTACTCCATATAATTTGGCTATATTTATAGCTAATTCAAGAGATGGATTTCTATGTTCTCTTTCAATTAATCCTAACATCTGTGGTGTAATGTCTAATTGTTCAGCAACTTCTTGTCTGCTTCGGTTTCCACGTATCTCTATCAATTTCTCTCTCATAATTAACTCCTCTCCAGAAACAATATGTTTCCTTATATCTTATATACTAATGCAACATTTTGTGTCTGTCAATATATTTAAGAAACTTTTTGTTTCTTTTATAGATATAGAAACATATAGTTTCTATAATTAAATATAAGGTGATGATTTTTATGTTAAAAAAAGTATTATTTAAAGATAGGCTTGTATCATTAAGAAAAGAAAAGAAACTTACTCAATACGATTTAGCTAATGACTTAGGTTTTTCTCGTGGTCAAATTGGCAACTATGAACAAGGAACTAGAGAGCCTGATCAAGAAACATTATTGAAGTTAGCTGATTATTTTAATGTTTCAACCGATTATTTACTAGGCACATCAAATGTAAAGAACTATACAGAAGATCCAAATATCACTATTGCACTTCATAGTGACACTGACTATGATGATCTTCCAAAAGAAGCTAAAGATGAAATTAATAGTTTTATTGAATATATAAAACAAAAATATAGAGGGAAGAGATAATCTAAAATATTCTGAATTAACTATTTTATAAATAACAAAAGGTGTTCCCTAAGAACACCTTTGTTATTTATAACTCTTGATTTCCAAATACTAAAAATTGAATCTACCTAATTAATGCATTTCCATTTATAAATTCCTCAACTAGATGTATATTTTCAAGCTTTGCATCCTCCCAAATATTTCTTGGGACATGCTCAAGGACAATCATTTGAAAATCTTCATGTAAATTTTCCTTCATATTGTTTATAAAACTATCAAATAACTTAAAAACAGTAGTAATTTTACTTCTATCATCTTTCCCGATATCATCAAATTTTACGTCTTCTAGCGATTCCAAATTTTTAGTTTTTTTTATGTATTCAAAATATGGCCTACTAGGTTGATCAAGAATTAGCATTTGTGGAATGTATGGCACTTTTTGTATTACGGTTAAATCATGTAACCCCAGAAATAAACAAATGTGTAAAAAAAGATGATTCGAACTACTTCCAACTTTAGATGGTATTGAAGATAATGGTTTAATTAATTGTAATATCTTCTTTTTATAATTGAAATAAGCCTTAAATCCAGCATAATTATCCAAAGCTTTTCCTGCTAAATCCAAATAATTTTGGATCAGCTCTTCTAATAATTTTACGATTATTTCTCTATTTGTACCAACATCTATATAGTCCTCTTGCAATTCTAGTAATTCTTTTTCCTTTTTTAATATCTCATTTGTATAATCATCTTTTTCAGCACTCTTAGTATACATGCTAATCTTATTTTTTATTTCACCTATAAATAGATATTTCTGAACATCATTAATTTGTTCAACATTTTCCTCTGGATATAAACTTATCTGTTCATTAATATTCTCTAATTCGCTGTTTAATTCATCTCTCCTGTCTTTTATGTCAATATCTAATGGGGATTTCCCTCTTAAAGATTTACGAATCTTTATAAGTTCATTTTTTAATCCATAAAAAAATTCGTTTAAATGTGAATGTTTTATAATTTCTTCATAATTTTCAATTATATAATCAATGGGTTTTAGGCTGTCATATTCATTAGTTACTAACTCCCTTGAAATCGAATATTCTGATTCTAACTTATTTAAAAGTTTAATTTTTCTAATTATATTTCGTCTTCTCTTCTTTAAAAGATCTATTTCGCTTACTTCAGTAGATAAATTTTCTCTATAAATATTATTTACTGCATCTTGTAATTTTATAATTGCACTTTGAGTCCTTAAAGGCATTTCATCAATTATTCCATATTTTCTTGCATCTCTCAATATTGATAACAATTCATATTGAAATAATTCATTTTCCTTTTCAATAGAATTTTGCTTTCTTTCCAATTTTGTGATTTCCTTTTGGATTTGCAAAATTTTCTCACCCAATAATATATTATCTATATTATTAATACCTGTAGCTAGATCAAATATTCTTGGCAAAGCCTCCTTATATCTCTCATTGTCTTGCTTAATAAAAAAAACTTTGCTATGACATATAGTATCTCCATCTAACATATTAAACATTAAAAAATATCTTAATGAAATTTTGGTACCTGGTCTAATTTGATTGCCACCATGTGCAAATACTACATTACTATCTATTGAAAATTCATATTCTAGTATTTTCTTTATTGCATCTTCATTCATATTATGAGAAACTTCCTTAGGAGTTTTTCCTACTGATGAGAAATAATACTCTGATGAAACCGCAGTTCCATTGTGTTTTAGACACTTTCTCGCTATCGTGAATTCTTTATCATTGATATGAAAATTTAACCCATACCATTTCACATTTTCATTTACTATTTCTTGCGGTATATCAGATTCACTGGCAAATAAGCAATAATCAATAATATCTAATATGACACTCTTACCCGTACCACTATCTCCAGTAATAACATTAACTTTATTGGGTATAAAGTCAAGTGTTCGTATGTCCTCATTCTTCATCCATAATATAATCTTATTAATATAAAACTTCATATTTCTATTCTTAATTGTAGATATAAGCTATCTACATCCTCCTCTAATATCTTTGCTAAACGCTCGGACCCATTAATAATATTTTTAGCACGCTTTCCTAATAACTTATCATTAAAATTGATATTGGCCTTATCTATATATGTTATAACTCCTTCATCAATGTCAATTATATTTAATTCTTTTAAAATTAGTATGGAATTTATGGAAACTGGTATTAACGAATAATACCTATCTTCAAAATTAGAAAAATACTCAAACTTTTTTACTATCAATTCTTCTAAGCTACGTACTTTTACAGAATTATTTTTTAGAAAGGTAGTTGTTTCTTTATGAGCGAAAAAAGGCAATATAAGAAGAGCTTTAGCGTATGTAATTCTTTTAGCGTATTTTAATACAGACGCTATTGAAATCGCACCTATTGCCTCATTATTGTATAAATCAATCATTTTTTTTATATTTTCCCTCCCATCCTATTGCCCATCCTATTTGGGGTACATCTGACAAGCAGTAAAATTCTCCATTACTCAGATCTATGTCTAATAATTCATTATCTATAGATAATTCTATTTCTCTAACCTTGTTTAAACACTTGCGTGCAGCCTTATTGTTCATTTTTACTAATTCATCATTAGTTTCTTCATATTCATCATCGTCATGAGCAACCTTAAAACAGTTTTTCCATCTCAATATTGAATTTCTATCAAAGTTATTTCTCTGATCATGAGTTAATTCCCCATTTTGTATCCATAACTTTATGTTGTTTTCCGTTAATATCTTATATCCAGTATATTCAGATATTTCTTCATAATCGTTTCCTTTTATATCACCAATATCAATTAATTGTTTTATAAATGTCTGATCCTCCATAATGTCAGGAAACAAAATTCTACTCCTACGTATAGGTAATTTATTATTTCTCTGATTTTCGAAACAACCTCTATATCTTTTATTAAATTCCTTACACGAAATAATTATCTTATCTTTTCTCTTTATACTTATATAATTATCTTCTCTAAGAGAGCTATCGAGATTTCGCAAAACGTCATTCACTCTTCTCTCATCAATATGTTTTTCATATTGAATAACTTGTCTTATTTTTTCAATCAAATCATCTTGATTTAATTCAAATTCAACCTTTTTTAAGAATTGTTCTAGCCATTCGCTATTTTTATTTTTTAGAGTATCTATATATAATAGTAAATCTGCATTAGTATCACTCTCAGTTGTATTTTCTCTAAGTGTTTTAAGATATAGCTTAAATTGATTAATATCAATTTCTCCACTCTTTAAATTCTTCAAATTCTCTAAAAATTTATTATTGTTATTAGAAGATTTATTAGATACTAATATAAAGCGTGTAGTTTCAATAAATTTAATCTGATTATCCTTTTCTGCTCTTCCATCATTCTTATCACAAATCACATTTATCCAATTGTATAATGTTTTCCACAAATCCACATCACGTTCTCTAATATTTATTATATTTCCACTTGCTGAAGTTTGAGTTGAATGTTTTAACTGTAGTAATATTAGTGAGTTGTCATTTTTTTCAATATGAATATCATCTTTAACCTCTAACCCAATTACTTCATTGTATTTTAAGCTAAGTAGCAGATATAGAAAATAATAGTATTGATATTCAAATCCG